CATAGTTTCCTTGTTATGTTTTTATATATTGTAACACTTTTGTTGTTGAAAAGCAACAGCAATATAGAAAAAAGGGTAAATTTTATAGCGATAAATACTATTTAGTAAAGGTATAACACCATGGGAACAGCTAATATAGGCGCATTAACCGTAGAGCTAGCGGCACTCAAAGAGTCATTGAGGATAAAACTCCAGAGTTTGGCTAATATTAATCCTAATTATCAAATGAATGCTGCCTATATTGCAAAATTAAAGGCAGAGGTTGTAGTATTGAATGAAAATATTGCATCGGTGCAGGCTCAGATAACCGCCGCATCAACACCTGCGACGCAGCCTGCCCCAACCCCAACCCCACCTGTAGTTCAAAGTCCCGCACCGCCCTCTGTAGTTGCGGTCAATCCGGAAACAGGAGAGTTATATAATCAATTAGTTGTGCCACAGTCTACTGTTGCAAATATTGATTTTAATGAACCTGCAGGTAACAGTAATATTGAGCATTATCAACCTACTCCAATTACAGAAGAAGATCCATTTGAAGCAGCTAGAATACGAGCTGGTGAAGAATTTGATAGAACCTCATTAAGAACAGAACAAGATGTAATAGGTGCATATGGTGGAATGCAAGGATTACAGGGTTCGGTAGATAATACCAGAGCACAGCAGATTACACAAGATGCTGAGAATGCAAAAACACAAGGTGATTGGCGTGTACGTTTAAGTTTAGCACCTAGTGCAAGTTATCTATATAAAGCACAAAATCCAGGAATACTAGGCCCGTTACAAAAAACAGATGGTGTGATTTTTCCTTACGTACCGCAAATACAGGTTACATATGCCGCTCATTATGATGCGGGTGAATTAATACATAGTAATTATAAAATATTTCAATATAAAAATAGTAGTATTGACCAGATTAATATTACTTGTGATTTCACTGCACAGGACAATGATGAAGCAAATTACATGTTAGCAGTGATACATTTCTTTAGGTCGGTTACTAAAATGTTTTATGGGCAAGATCAAATTCCTAAACCAGGCACTCCCCCACCATTATGTTATCTATCTGGTATGGGAGAGTTTCAATTTGACAGACACCCATTAGTGATAAGTTCATTTAATTATAATCTACCTAATGATGTAGACTATATAAGAGCAGGTAGTCCAACATTATTATCAGGAGTTAATTCAAGTGGATATGACAATGGTAATGATATTGTAGTAGATGATAGTACAGCATGTCGTAGATTACAAGTTAGTGGTTTAAATTTTGGTGGTACTGAAAGTGCACCTAATTGGCAAAAGCAATCTAACACACAGCCTACATATGTACCTACAAAGATACAACTATCATTGACTGCTTATCCAATAGTAACACGTAATGATATAAGTAATAAATTTAGTTTAGCAGAATATGCTACTGGCAAATTACTACAAGGTAGTAAACGTAGTGGCGGAGGAATATGGTAATGTCAAACAACTCTCTTTATCCAGCAACAAGTCCGTACTATGCTACAGACATAGTTAATAGTAAATTTTTAGATGTAATGATAGATAGACCTATATATAAACAGCCATCTGATATATATTGGGAAATCACATTATTATATGAATATCGTCCGGATATGTTAGCATATGACTTATATGCTGATAGTAGATTGTGGTGGGTATTTGCTCAAAGAAATCCAAACAGATTAAAAGATCCTTATTTTGATTTTGTTACGGGTGTGGGTATATATTTGCCTAAGGCAGATTTCTTAAAACAATTGTTGGGACTATAAATGGCAGCCACTGAACCAATTCCACCAGCAACAGAAAATAAAACCAATCCCAATAATCTTACCAGAGAAGCTGACGGAGATAGCGGAGCAAATAAAGAAAATCAAGCAGAAGCAAATCCCAACCCATCTGGTAATTTAGATAATGTTCCTGAAATAGTTATTACTGCTGACAGACCTAGATCAGAACAAACAAAGGCACAAAGTGCAGGTCCGGACAGTCAGAAACCCGGCATGCGCCCTCAAAATCCATTAGGAAGTTTGTCAAGTTACACATATCAGATTACGTTGTATATGATTACTCCGGATGCGTATGATGCATTTATTTTATCTGGAAGAAATAATATTAATGCTATTAATAATGTTGCTAATCCGCAAGTGGCCACCGAAGTTGAAAATGGTATGTCGGGCGCATATATTATAGCACAGAGCGGTGGAATAAACAATAAAACAAGTAAACGTGCATTTGATTATGATTATTATATAGATGAATTAAAAATTAAAACTAAAACAGCTGGTCCCGCAACTAGTACAGCATCTAACGATAGTGAAATTTCATTTAACATTTATGAACCATATGGGTTTTCATTCATATCAAAACTATCAAATGCCGCAGAGTTATTAAAAAATAAAAGTAAATTAAAAAATTATAAAGATTTGTCTAATGCAACCAAACAATTTTTTGTATTAGGTATTAGATTTCAAGGGTATGATGAAGAAGGAAAAGAAATATCATCAAGCACAATATACAATAAAGATAAAAGAGATATTACCGGTGACTCTGGCGGAGTATATGAAAGATTTTTTGATATTAAAATTAAAAGCTTCAAGTTTAAACTTGATGGTAAGATGACTGTGTATAATATTATAGCTGCTCCTATTGCTCCCCAAACTGCATTTGGTGTAAAATTTGGTAGATTGGATAAAGGTGGTAGATATGAAGGTAGTACAGTAAAAGAAATATTAAAAGGAAAAAATGGTTTAATAACGCAATTAAATGAATATCAAAAAAATAGAGTTAATTCGGAAACACCTGATGGCCTTATACCAAATGAATATGATGTTGTATTTTTAGGAAATTCTGAAGTAGATATAGGGGATGCATCAATTGTAAGTATTGCTGATTTAAATAAATCAAAATGGCCCATGAGTTTGGCTGCAAATCTTAATCAAGTTAATGAAGGTGTATCAGTAACTGCTACACCCAATAGTAATAGTAGAACTATTACTTTTGCCAATGATGTATCTATTATGCAAGCACTAGGATCAATCATATCACAAAGTAGTTATTTAGAAAATGCATTAAATGTAGTTATAAAATCAACTGTTCAACCAGTACCGGCTAGTCAAGGCGGCCCTAATGTTCCTGATCCTAAACCAGATGCTATTAAATGGTATAATTTAGGTTCTGAAGTTAAATGTTTAGGGTTTGATACTGTAGCGGGTGATTTTGCATATAAGATTACATATATCATACAACCGTATGAAACACCGTACGTTACTAGCCCATACGTAACTAAAACTACAAAATATTATGGACCACATAAAAGATATGAATATTGGTTTACTGGAAAGAATTCAGAAATCATAAATTATGAACAGAAGTTTGATAATGCATATTTCATTGCCGCAAACAATCCAACTGGTGCACCGGCTAGTCAAGGTGGCGGACAAGATATAGCTACAATTCAAGGTAAACGACAAAATGAAGATAGAACAGGTAAATTAGATTTAGGTAAAGAAGCACAAAATTCTTATCTAACTAGTTTATTTGATCCAGGTAATTATGCTAGTGCAAAAGTTACTATTATGGGTGACCCTGATTTTTTAATGCAAGATAGCCCTAGTTCAGCAAATCAAATATATCGTCAATTTTATGGCAAGGGATTTACTATCAATCCAAACGGGGGTCAAGTGTTTATTGAAATAGATTTCAAAGAAGCGGAAGATTATAGTAATGATACCGGGTTGTTAACAATAAATGAATCTATATTATTTTGGAAGTATCCTAAAGAAGTTGCATCAATTGTTAAGGGAATAAGTTATCAAGTTATAGAAGTAACTAGTAGTTTTGCAAAAGGTAAATTCACACAAGAACTAGGATGTATCATAAATCCTATGACAGATATAATAAATAAAGAATCCACTAACGCAGCCGGCAGACCTATTGCATCATCTACTAGATTTGAAAATACTGCAAACCAATCAGGTGCTGAAGGTAATAGATTAAATGAAGCTGGAAATAGATATGCTTATGCACCAAATGAATCAGCCGCCGAAACTGCTAGATTAGCTGCCACTGCAGGTGCAGGAGCTAATTCTACAAATAAAGCTCTTAATGCTGCCACTGAAAAAGATGATGATAATATAGTAAATCCCACAAAACAACCCGCAAATCAAGGTGGCAGAGAAGTAGATTTAGCTCAAGCAAATCAGGCATTGGCTGCTAGAGTAAGAGATAACGTTACAACTAATGCTCAATTAAGATTATTAGGAAGACCAAGGGGCGGAGCATAATATATGGCATATGATGAAATAAAACCTAGAGGTAGTACTAAGGCAAGTCAACCGGATGCAGGCGGTGCAGTATTACGTAGCGTACCTTTATTTGGTATTGTTAAAGACAATATAGATCCTATTCGTTCTGGTAGATTGCAAGTGTATATTAGTGATTTAGGTGGATCAGATCCTAATGATAGTAACGCATGGGTAACTGTTAGTTACATGAGTCCTTTTTACGGAGTAACCACACCATCAAGCGCAAATACAGGGTGGGGAGAATATATTAAGAACCCTAACAGTTATGGTATGTGGAATAGTCAGCCTGATTTAGGTACAACTGTTATATGTATATTCATTAACGGCGACCCTAATTATGGTTTTTGGATAGGATGTGTTCCACAACCCGAAGCATTACATATGGTCCCGGCAATTGGTGGTACAGATAATATTGTAGCAAATGCAGGTGAGGCAAAGAGTTTAGGCGGTGCTGAAAGATTACCGGTAGTTAATCTTAATACTAATAATACAGGACTAGCTAATAGTAGCAAATTTTTAACTGACGCTAAACCTGTACATAGTTATGTTGCTAGTATATTAGCACAACAAGGTTTAATTAGAGATCCTATAAGAGGTGTTATTGGATCAAGCGCACAACGTGAGGCTCCAAGTCGGGTTGGCTGGGGTGTCAGTACACCGGGCAGACCTATATATGAAGGTGGTTTTACTGATGAAACTATTTCAAAAGCCGCCAGTGACGGTAAAGCTACCGGTTTAAAAGTTGTTGCACGTAGAGGTGGTCATACATTAGTAATGGATGACGGAGACATTTTAGGTAGAGATCAATTAGTAAGAATACGTAGTAGTTTAGGACATCAAATATTAATGAGTGATGATGGTCAAACGTTATTCATCATTCATGCTAACGGACAAAGTTATGTTGAGTTGGGTAAAGAAGGTACAATAGATATGTACTCTACTAACTCATTCAATGTAAGAACACAGGGTGATTTAAATCTACATGCTGATAACAATATTAATATCAATGCAGGTAAACAATTAAACATCAGTGCAGATACTATTGCTATCAGTAGTGAGAAAGAAACCACACAGAAAGTTGGAACAGATTTTAGTTTATATGCTTCTGGACAGTACACTACCAAAGTAGATGGTAAGATGAGTTTTGCAAGTGCAGCCGATTCATCATTTTATAGTGATGCTATAACATATTTTAATGGTAGTAAGATTAATTTAAATACAGGGGCATCAAGTTTAATTCCACAAGAAGTCAAACCACTGCCGATAACAGCACATACCGATACATTAAATGATGCTACTAAAGGTTGGGCAGCGGCACCAGGAAAGTTATTAAGTATTGTAAGTAGAGCACCTGCTCATGCACCATGGGCTAGTGCTAATCAAGGGGTAGATGTTAAAGTTAACAACAATGCTAGTGCGGCATTACCCTCTGCTCCTAGTCCAGCTGTGGCGGCAGCAAATGCAAGTGCAGGCGCACCAACTACTCCAGTAAGTGTTGCAGTTGCCTCTACAGTTCCTCCTTCATCAGCAATCAGTGCGGCGTTGGATAAAAATACAACAGGAACAATGGTTGGTCAAATATCTACATTGGCTGCAACTGGTCCAGCAGCCGCCGCAGTTAAATTAGGGGCCGGTGTTGTGGAAACTGCTCAAGGCGCAGTTGCGGTAGTGGGTGCTATGGCACAAAGTCCTGCGCAAATGGAAGCAGGCGGAGTTATTAAACCAGGTTCAGCCGCATTGGTTAACAATTTAATACAAGGTGGAAAAACAATTCAACAAGCATTAACACCAAATTTATTTACGGGTAAAGTAGCAGAAAACTTAACTAGTTATGTCAACAACCCTGTAGCTCAAGTTGTTACACAAGTTGCTACATTCACCCAAGCACAATCTGCATTAACATCAACTGGTTTAATTACTGGAAAAGAATCAGGTGCATCAATTGCAGGTTTAGTAATGTCAGCGGCTACAGCAGGCGTACAAAATACTGTTAATTTAGTTAGCAATGCCGCTAGCGCAGTAACAGGAGCAGTTAATGGTGCAATATCAAATGTAGTTGGAGCCGCTACTGGAGCATTGAATAGTGTATTAGGTTCAGCTAGTAGCCTAGTGTCAGCTGGTAATTTTGCTGGTAACTTAGCAAGTACAGTTACTGGTGGTTTAAGTAGTATTGCAGGTGCATTAGGTGGAATGGCTAAAGGCGCTGTTGCTGGTATAGCCGGATTATTAGATAGTGCTAAAGGTGTTGCAGGTAGTGCATTTGCCGCAATAACTGGTGCATTCCCGACATTAACCGCAGGTGTCCCGCAAAATATTAAAGAAATTACTGAAAAAGCACAAGCGGCAGCACAAGCACCATCAGCCGGCGGAATAGCAGGTGCATTGAGTGCAGTAACAGGTGGAATAACCGGAGCAATAGGTGCTGTTACCGGAGGAATAACTGGTGCATTGGGGGCAGTAACAGGTGCAGCCAGTGGATTATTAAAAACAGCATCGGGGATAACAGCAAATCTATCTACTGGATTAGGAGCATTACCCGGTGGTGCTAGTGTAGTTGCTTCTGTGGTTAACAATGCAGTTGGTGCAATTAATAGTGTACCAGGAGTTAGTGCAGTTACAGGGTTAATTGGTCAAGCTTCATCTATTACTAATGGTATATCTAATTTAGCATCAGTCAACCCGTTAGCATCTTCGGGTATATTAACTGCGGCTACTGGCGCTGCCGGAGCATTAACAAAAGGATTAGATGATTTAAAGAGTGGTAAACTATCATTGGCTTCATTAGCGAGTGCAGGATTACCAGCTGGAGCAGCCGCACAATTAAATTCAGCAATAAGCTCAATGAGTTCAGGTGGTGCAGTACCTATCAAGCTACCTACAGTTGCTATTAATACAAATGATCGTAGTGAACTAACTGCACAAGTTACTAGTCTATTAGGTAATTCTAAAATACCAGCGCCAAATTACGGAGGACTTAGTTCTTCAATAAAAGCTGAATCTGATAGATTAAACGAACTAGTTAAACAACAACAAGCATTGGTTGTTGAAAAAGACGAACAACAAAAGAAAGTTAGACAAGCACGTGATGCTTTTGTGCAAGCAAGAGATAATTTACCACCCGGTGACCCGGCAATAGATATTGCCAAACAAACGTATATAGCAGAAGTTAAAGCATTTGGTGATATTACAGACAAGATAAGTGCCATAGCAAATAAAGCATAAATATAGTATAGGATAAAACATGCCATCATATATTGGTTTCAGTACAATTAACGCTAACAAGCCCCGATCTACGAATTTACCAGCAGGTATTGCAGGTGGTGTAGGTTCTATGGTACAACCAGTTATACCTGGTAAAAAGTATAGATTAGTTGACCGACAACTTGTAATTCAAGATTTTATTAACGCATTGAATATACAACAGGGTCAAAAAGTAGGGAATCCTGCATATGGAACTACTCTTTGGAGCTTTGTTTTTGAACCAAATACGTTTGATGTTCAAAACAAATTAGAGACTGAAATTAGACGAGTTGCTAATCAAGATCCAAGAATGATAGTTAATACTGTTAGTGCTTACCCTCAAGAAAACGGCATATTAATTGAAGTAGAATTAGCGGTTACTCCGTTTAATAATGCAGAAATGCTTAGTGTTTTCTTCAATAATAGTACAAATACTGCAGTAATTCAGTAATCTTCCAAAAGTGGTGTTTTCATTTAAGATAAATACTTAAAAGAGAATACCACTATGGCAACCAGCTCACGACAATCAGCATTATTCGGCGTCAACGATTGGAAGGCAATCTATCAAACCTTCCGTGAAGCCGATTTC